TCATTGATCATCATTTCGTGATTCCTTTCTCATTTCCGAAACACATTATCTTTATAGCGAATCGCACCGCACTTGTCAATAGTTTATTTCGGTTTATTCTTTTCTTCTTTATCTTTTTTAATGTCTGCTCTGACAATATCAAGTCCAAACATTTCTTTAGAAGCATCTTTTCCTTTAGCAGTTTTATCTTTCACTTCACCACTAAGTGTTTCAAGAGCATGTTGTCTCAATGTGTCTATCGTATCTTGACCGCCAGGAATGTTATCTACAATCTGTTTATGCAATTCCTCTTTCCATTTTTCTTCTGGTCGGAATGGTTTTCCAGCATCTTTAACAGTGATGTAGTAGAAACTCTTAACGCCTTTTGCATTTTCAGGAACAGTTCTTCCCTTATATTTTTCCCCACCTTTAAACATAATAGTGTTATTTCTATTATTCATAATAACAACGAAACGACCATTCATACCAAAAGGCAGTCTACCTCTGTTTATAATGCCTTGCATTGTTTTGGAAGCACCTTGGTGAGTCTCCAAAAATACATCAGCAGGAACAACACGATCACGTGTCAGGTTAGCAGTATAAGCAACTTTATAGTCAGTCAAAACCCACGCAACGTGGATATTCTTTGGGTTGTAACCAGCCTCTTCTAGGTTAGGGAGTACATCAGAAAAGTCATTCAATTCTTTGCCAGTGATGTCAAAAATAATATTCGGTAGACGGTCTGCTCTAGCATCATTCAAAAGAAGATCAAGTGTTCTATCTTTGATACCTTTTTTCTTAACAAACTTATGAAGTTCAAATACATCCTTTGAATTTTTCAAATTTAGATTTCTGATTTCAGGAAATTTATTTTTCAATTTTGCAAGAGCAAGATATGCTTTCTTCCATTCATCAACATCACGAATTTTAAACTTTTCTGATTCCATAAAGGTTGAACTGGCAAATCCTTTACCAGAACCTGCCCCACCACTCATGAAAACAATTTGCCCATATTTTGCACCACCATTGAATACTACAAGTTTTTCATATAGCAATTCCATACTTTCTGCAAGGTAGTCTTCTTCAATTTTTTCGACACTTTCTACCATAAATTTTTTGAATGTTAGCATTTCTTTCTCCGAATTGTATTTAAAAGGTTTATCATACTTTTATTTATACATTTTAGTTTCTTGAAATGCTAACTGCTTTCACACGTGCTTTGTACATTCCTTCTTTGATTTTATTGCCTACAGTTTCACCATTAGGAAAAACATCAACAAACTTTACACTTTTATATGCATCAAAGATATCAGACAGTTTCGAAAGATGATCAACCGAATTGTTTTCACTTCCAAGACGACCACGTTCATCACAAACACCGACACAATACAGAACTTTCAATGACATTTCGTCATTCAAAACTCCCATGTCATCAAACATCTTCACATATGTTTTTGAATTCAAAGAATCCAATTTGTGAAGATACATATGGTAGCGTGTTGCCTTCATTGCACGGTCACGCATTTTTGCAGGGACACTAAGGCGATTGCAAAAATTTTCTACAATCGGAACCCCATTAACATCATGACCAAAGTGACTTGGCAAGCGATCACGGCGGGTAATGCCTTTACCAAGATCATGACAAACACACGCAATACGAACTTCCAAAGGAAAATCAAATTCATGTGCTTGCTGCAAAACAAGCATAGTATGCTCAAATGCATCACCTTCTGGATGCCAGCGGCGAGATTCCAAAGCAGTCTTTAAACGATAAACTTCTGGAAAAATAACGTGAAGTGCATCACATTCCAATAGAGTATCAAAGAACAAACGTGGATGATTTTCCATCAAGGCACGACTCATTTCTTTCCAAATGCGTTCTGAATTCAGTTCAGAAAGAACACCTTTTTTTGCCATAGCATGGATAAGGTCTTTAGTTTCTTGCGCAATAACCCATTCGCTACCAAGACGGGCACGGAAACGAGCAAGACGCAAAACACGAACAGGGTCTTCCTGAAATGCATTTGAGGTATGACGAAGAATTTTGTTTTCAAGATCATCTTGTCCATTGAACGGATCAATGTATCCACCATATCCACTTGCATCATATGCAATGGAATTGATGGTCAAATCACGGCGACCCAAATCTTCTTCAAGAGTAACATCAACTCCAAATTCAGATTCAAACCCAAGATAACCAGTTCCAGTCTTCTTTTCTTTACGCGCAAGAGCATATTCATCACCCGTTTCGGGGTGAAGGTATACAGGAAAATCAGCACCTACTTGTTCAAAACCTTTCGCAATCATGTCTTCATGGGTTGAACCCACAACTACATAATCAAGGTCTTTTGGGTCTTTGCCCATTAACATGTCGCGAACTGCGCCTCCGCAAAGGTAAACTTTAGAATTCTTCATTATACGTTTCTCCTTTCAATAATCAATATAGTCAGGAACATCTTCTTTGTCAAGAGTATAAGTTGCGTTTCTTATCATTTCACGTGCTTTTTTTTCATCTGCTTCTGATAAGTATCTAAACTCAGTTCTACCATCAACAACATTTTCAAAAATAAATGGTTCTCCAAGAGATAACATATCTCTTTCAATTTTGCGAGGATTGTCTACTTGTTTCCAGATAAGTTCATGTAATGTATTTTTAGTCTGTGAAATTACTTTATTCACTCTAATTTCATACCTATAATTATTAGAAATGCCAATTTTCCACACATCGGGTATTTCTATGGTATTCCACATATAGATAACATCTTTAATTATTTTTGTTTCCATATGAGAACAAACATCATCTAAAATACATCTTTCTCTTGCAATATTATATGCGTATTTACAGTTTAATGCAAATTCAGTCCTTGTTTGGTATTTTTTTGCTTCTTCTAAAACAATTTCGTCTTTCCAATTCACAAACAAAACTTCCATATGAGAGCAAACTTCATCTAATATTCCACGGGTTTTTGCTGCTTCATATGCTTTGCTATTATTTTTTTGAAAATCATATCTCGTTTGATGTTTTTTTGCTTCTTCTAAAATCATTTCATGTGTCCAATTTATTAACACACTATCCATGTGTGAACAAACATCATCTAAAATACATCTTTCTCTTGCTATTGCATATGCCTTACTGTTTCTTTTGAAATAGTTTCTCGTTTGGTATTTTTTTGCTTCTTCTAAAATCATTTCATGTGTCCAATTTATTAACACACTATCCATGTGTGAACAAACATCATCTAAAATGCCACGATTCCTTGCCGAGTTGTATGCGTTCAAACTTTTTTGCGCAAACTCACCCCTTGTTTGGTATTTTTTTGCTTCTTTTACAATCATATCATCGGACCATTTAATTTTTTTCTTTGGGGTTTCTTTCATATGCTGACAAACTTCATCTAAAATACCGCGATTTGTCGCTGCCATATATCCAAGACTTTCTTTTTTAAATTCTCTACGGGTTTCATATTTCTTTGCTTCTTCTACAATCTTTTCATAAGTCCATTTAATTGCCATATTAACCTCCAATATATAAAAAGAGGGCATTTCTGCCCCCCTTATTTTAGTTTATATTAACGTTATCAACGAAGTTGGATTGCTTCTTCAACACCACTTTCGAAATGTAGAAATACCTTCGCAACACCAATCCATATAATCAATGGGATGATAAACATCATTGCATAATAGAAAGTCATTATGTATCCTTCTCATACTTATTTTTAAGGCGTTTAAGTTCTCTCAGTTCTTTTTCGCGCTTTTTGAAATCAGATTTCTGTTTTCTTTCTTTTGCTTTTCTTTCTTGTTCCAACCGAACAATCTTTTCCTTACCAGATTCTTCACGTTGAAACACAAACCAGACTTCATATGCGCCATCATATCCATGAAAATCATAATCAATTCTCACTTCACCAACGGCACCTAATTTTCTACATTTTTCTTCCCACGTGTCAAGATTTTTTCTGACATCATCTAATGTCATACCATCCCAATCATCGTTATGCGGGAGTTTGTCTTCAATCAACATATAAATTATCCTTTTCATTCCATATAAATATAGACAGAAGAATCAGTTTTGTCAAGAGGAAAATTATGATTACAAATTATCTATCTCCATTGGAGTTTCAGATTGCTATAAAACGTATACCCAACGTGGAGTTTTTTACACAAAAAATATCACTTCCTGCGGTGAATGTGACACCTGTAGAAAGAAGTGGACCAATGAACAAAGTATTCCAAACGCCAGATAAAATGACATATGACGAACTTTCTTTGTCTTTTATAGTTGATGAAAAAATGACAAATTATTTGGAAATATTTAACTGGTTAAAGGGAATATCTGCACCAGAGAGTTTTGATCAATATAGAAGGACAAATGAATCTGATGATGGTCTATATTCTGATATATCCGTAATGATATTAAACAGCAACAAAAATGCAAATATAGAATTCACATTTTACAACTGCTTCCCAACTTCTTTGTCTGGTGTAGAACTAGATACTACCAATACAGATGTAATTTATCCAGAATCTAGTGTCACATTTAGATACGATTATTATGAAATTGGAATCAAATAAACTTGACATTTACCATGGAAGGTTATATAATGTCAAGTGAAAAATATTATTTTTATAGAAGGTTTATGTTATGGATATTGTCGAAAAAATCAACAAAGAATGGGCAGAAGACAGTAAGATTGATGAAATAAATTTGGTTAGTGAATCAGCAAAAATACCAAAATTACATCACAAGTATTATATGATGTATATCACTCAAAGTCTGAAAACCACAAAATTAAAAGAAGAATTGAAAGAGTTGAAAAAGTCAAAAATTGAGTATTATAAAGGTGAGATGGATGATAGTGAACTTAAAAAGCGCAATTGGAAACCAAATCCTCTAAAAATCCTCAGAACAGATATAGATAAATACATAGAAGGTGATAGTGATTACATCCAAATGAGTTTGAGAATTGCTTATAATGAAGCAGCAACAAAGTATTTGGAAGACATTATCAGACAAATAAACAATAGGAATTTCGTTATCAAAAACATGATTGATTTCTTTAAATTCCAAAGCGGTGGAATATAATTTGAAAAATGCCAGATATAATTAAAGTAGAATACGTAAATGAAGTTCATATGAAGGTGACTGCTGATCCCAGCATTCGCCAAGAACTTTATGAATATTTCTCATTCAGACCAGAAGGTTATCAGTTTGTTCCATCCTACAAAACAAGGCAATGGGATGGTTATTTGCGTCTATACACTCCTTTCAAACCTTTTCTTTATGTAGGTTTGTTATCATACATATATAAATTTGCAGAAGGTCGTGGTTATAAATTAGACATAGATGACAAACTTTCACAAAAAGAAAAAATAGATGATGATTATGGGTATCAACTCGCAAAAGAAATAAATTCTCCTTTTGTTCCAAGAGATTATCAAAATGATTATGTTGTTCATGCATTAAGAAATAAAAGAGCATTAATCATTTCTCCCACATCTTCTGGAAAATCTTATATCATACATCTGATACAACAACATTATTACCAAGCATTTCAACATAGAACACTTGTTGTAGTCCCAAGTATCGGACTTGTACATCAAATGGCAGGTGACTTCAAAGACTATGGTGTTAATCCAGATATGATACATAAAATACAAGGTGGTGTGACAAAAGAAACAAATTGCCCTATCGTCATATCAACTTGGCAGTCTCTTGTCAACATGGATAAAGAATGGTTTGACCAATTTGATGTTATTGTAGGTGATGAAGCACACACATTCAAAGCAAAATCACTCACTACTATAATGGAAAAACTTACTGGTTGTCAATACCGTTTCGGTTTCACAGGAACAGTTTCTTCAAAGTCAAAAGTAAACAAACTTATACTTGAAGGTTTGTTTGGAGGATATAAAAAAATCATATCTACCAAAGACTTGATAGATGATGGTACAGTCGCAGATTTTAATGTCAAAGCAATTGTTTTAAATTATTATCCACAAGTCAAAAAAGATTTTAGAAAACGCTTCAAAGATGTAGAACCTAACCAGAGATATCCTACAGAAATTGATTTCATAAACAACAACCATGATAGAAATATATTTTTGAGAAATTTATTGTGGTCACTTGAAAACCAAAATAATTTGATACTTTTTGATAGAGTTGAAAAGCATGGTGTCATACTCAAAGATATTTTCGAAAAAGAAGATAGAGTTCTTCATTTTATACATGGTGGTGTTAAAGGTGAAGAACGTGAACGTGTTAGAAACCTTGTCGAAAATGACCCAATCAAACAGCATAATATATTGGCATCTTATGGAACATTTTCCACAGGCATTAACTTGAAAAAATTGGACAACGTTATATTTGCATCTGGTTCAAAATCAGAAATAAAGGTGTTACAATCAATCGGAAGATCGTTACGTAAAGGTAATGGTGCAGATAAAGCAACACTATATGATATAGCAGATAATTTATCAACAACTAAAAAAGAAAACTATACCTTACAACACTTTAGAGAACGTATAAACATTTACAGTGTTGAAAACTTTGATTTTAAAATATTCAACGTTGATTTGTTTAAAAAATTAGTCTGATTAGTTATAGATTTGGGGTTCATTTGAACCCCATTTCACTCCAAAATCTTTGATTTTGTTCATTCAATACACATTTTGATATAATTTCCCTATGACTCATAGTGATTCAATATTAGAA